GTGTCAGAATATGAAGTTTACTCGTTAGTCATTCAGGCTATGGGTGCCATTGGTACTGTTGGTGCTGTTGTTGTGGCGTTGTACCTTGCTAAAAAGAACTCTGAACCAAATATTCGTGTGGAAGTGGGAATACGGTGGATGATTAGCCAACGAACTACTGTGCGCGAAAAAAATGTGACATTGCGTGTTACAAATTGTGGTATTGTTGATGAGTATATTGGGATGTATGAATATTCGATTCTTTTTTTTAGCTGGGCAAGGCGTTGCATAATTATACCTTCGCCTAGAGATGGATTATTGGGGTTAAATTCTAAAATCGAACCTGGCCAGACCTGTTATGATATTGTTTCGATAGGCGACTTCGTATCAAAGCAAGCCCAGTTCTTTTTTGATGCGATAGATTTTGTATTGGACAAGTTTCAATTTTTGCCTGCCAAAGTACGTCAGAGCAGATGGTTGCCAATGTTGGTGTTAAAGACAGCGCGTTGTAATGTTAGTGTGCGTCGTGGTGGGAGCGTTTCTACTAGGCTTGAGAAAGCGTTTTTAGAATTTATTTTAGAGCAATACAGAGCGCATAGGGAATAATGGAATTATGTCAGCTCGTCTTTTTATAAAACGGTTGGGACAAACAGGTTCTTGGTTTTTCTGGCGACCTTGGCCTGTATGGGGCCTTGTCAGTTATATTATTGTCCATCACATGACATTATTTTTTTGCATGAAGAACAGAGTATAAAGGTAAATGCAGTCTTTACAAGCTTAGCACAAGTTATTGCTGTTTTAGCAATTCTGCATTCTTTAAACTCTAATTTGCTACTACTGACTGGTAAAAGGATGCGTGGCATGTTGCTTGAGTGGTTAAGCAAGCTAAGAGAAATATGGTTTTCACCGAGTATCCATGGATCACTGAATATTAGTATGGGGCCATGCACTGTTTCAATGCATGGTTTAGTTGAAAGTGGAGAGCAAGCATTGGAAAAAAGAGTCGCACAGCTTGAGGAAAGTTATAGAAACCTTGTTATGCAGCTAAGTAACGTGCAAGCAGAGTATAAAAAAGAGATTATCGCTTTAGAAAAAAAGGTAAAAGAGCTTTTAGATCATAATATGGCAGAATCAAAAAATATGCTTGCGAAAGTATCGATTGGTGGTTTTAAGTTGCAACTATTTGGCGTGATGATTGCAACATATGGTGCACTAATTCCCGTTCTTGCATAAGTTTTTTTTTGAAGGCTGCCAATGCACAGCAGAAAGCCCCGCCAATTGGCGGGGCTTTCTGCTATGCGGGTAAATACCGAAATGACTGTGGAGCAACAAAGTTTTTGTCAAATAACCTAGTAGGGGGTAGGGCCTCTTTATACTTTTTGATTTTTCCAACCTTGATTGCGTAGCCTTTTTCACGCCCGTTGAAATACTCTGAGAAGAACGCCTTGGTGATCCCAGAGAAGTCCTTCGTTTTTTCCCATAGGTCGCGGGGTGGCTCTGAAAGAACCGAATCTATTTCGAATTCGCCGATGACCCTGCCCACTGGGCAGGTGGCGTAGACCACCACTGTTGATACTTCGCGTTTGAAGATAACTTTCCGGTACTCATATTTTTTTTCACCGGAGAAAATCTTGTCCGCAAATTCTGGCTTAATTGATAACAATACCTTCATAGACTTGCCCCAGTGTTAAAGTGTTATTGAATTGCTCATCCGTTAACCGGACAAGTCCATAATAGGTGTTACGCGGGTCTGGCAAGCCCGCATTTTGCACAAGCGCTTGTAAGTTTGGGCGCCTAGGAAATGCAAGGTTGTACGTCATTTTAAGCACATGGAGCTCGGTACGTTTTTGTATGTGGTACAATCGTCTTAGATTATTTTCGTCAAAAACGCTGAAGCGCTGACAGTAATCCACAAGGTCCTGTTCCGAGGCAAAGCTTCGTTTAGATCTTACCTCTTGTACTACACAAAGAGAAGTAGCAACAGAACGGTACCACGCTCCGGTATTTGGCTTGCCCATACATCTATAGATAATAATGGAATCGCCAACCGCTATTTGAGGCATTTCTACCAAAAAGCCTAAGTATACTTTGTGAATGCTATTAGAGAAGGATACATCGTCAATGATTGAGGCTTGCTCATTACGCAAGATTGAATCAGGAAAAAGGTTCGTATGATACTCGGGAAGAACAGAAAGGAGCCACTTATTTGTGTTTCTTGCATCAACAAGAGGATAGTCTAGGCACAGGTCGTTTTGAGGGCGCGTCATGTCCTTCAGGTATACTTTTTCTTGTCCGTTCGGTGTGTCCTTAAAGCCGTAGTGAGTGAAACCGTAGGTTTCTAAAATGCGGATTAACCCTTGGTGCTCTTCAAATACTGTCACATATGCATGGCGAACGTTGTTGCAGAGAGCGGTATCTACAATTTTTTTTACGAAACGCTCACCAAGCCTTGTGCCGTGGGCGTTAATTTTGAATGTGCCCACTTTGAGACAGCTTGTTGTCCGCAGCGGGGGATTAATATCTGTCACTGCTCCATTTTCGATCTTAAGATACAAAAAAGCTTGGAGGTTGTTTGCGTTGTCGAAGACGACAAAAGCTTTTTCTTCCGCTTTACGATTAAACCAGTCTGAAAACTCTGCATACGCATTTTTAAGGGAGTCAAAAAATGGGTCATCAAGGTTTAAGTTGCCGAAAGTGACCCGCCGGATAAGACCTTCTTCACGTGGCATAAGCCCTCCAGCCTTTCAGAATTTTCTGTACGAGTTACTGTAATGGACAGTGGCGGTTACGTTATTGTTTGCGTAGCAGGTTCTTGTTGGCCTGAAAAGCTTTTTGTATATGCATGAAGGCGTTATGTTTAGCTTAGCTTACGTTGTTTAGTGATGAAGGTTGCCTCCTACCCCACAACCCCCTCAATCCTGCCTTTATGTGTGCCCAGTCGTGCGGCGTGAGCTGTCACGGTTGGGCCTTCTACTATCTTCGGCGTGGCCGGATGGGTGTGCACGGCCAGCACGTCCAGCGCGGCTTTGATTTCGTGCAGGCAGACCAGCAGCTCTGTAAACAGATTTGTGCCGCCGCCTTTGCTTGATGTCAGCGTCAGCGCGCCTGCTGCCTGCAGGGTGATGTTGGCGGCCTCGATGCGCTTGTCGCCGCTGGCTGTTTCCGTGCTTGCGCCTTGTACGGTGGTGGTATCGTCCGCGCCTATCTGCGTTTGCCGTTTGCCTGCAATGGTCGTCTGCTGGCTGGCGGCCTGTACTGCGCGTGCTCCCTGCACTGTGGTGGTCTGTGTACCGCCTACGTTTGTGGACTGGCTGCCTTTTATCGTGCGTGCATGGTTGCCGCCTGTGGTATCTGCGGCATGGCCTGCGGTGCTGCGGGTGGAATTGCCGCCCGCTGTCAGGTTCAGGTCGCCCAGTGTGGCCAGATCGGCGCGCAGGCCCGCCAGCATGGTAAGCACGGCGCCTACCTCCAGCGTTTGGTTGCCGCCCACTTCGCGCAGGGCGTTTTCTGCAATGTGTATGGCCTCGCGTGCGGCATGGGTGGCGTGTTCCACGGTGTGCACGGTATGACGGCGCGAATCATCCGTAATGGCGGCGTGTGTGCGGCGGTGCCAGTTGCCGTCTGCATCTGCGCGTTGCCACACATCGGGCGCTGTCTGGGCCAGCCATTCGCCCTGATGCACTGCGGGCAACGATGTACCCAGCGGGTATACCTGCCGGATTATGGGATGGTCGGGCCGACCATAGGCAAAGCCGACCACCACCAGCGCACCCGGCTGCGGAAAGGCATAGGTGCCTGTTTCCTGTCCGGCCCCTGCCATGACGGGCAGCGGTACGGCAGGATACACGGGAAAGGCGGGGTCCGGCTCCAGTTGCGGGGTTAATATTTCCACATCCACGGCATAGCGCGGGCGAAAGCGTTCGCACGTTGCGCCGGTTTGCGGGGCATCCGCCACGGCCAGCACGCGACCGTATCTGTCCAGATGCAGCCCGCCGGAAAGCTCCGGAAACAGCTTGAGCACCGCGGACTTTATTACTGCCTGCATGCTACCTCCATCTGATGGCCGAAAAAGCGCACTGTCTGCACGCGCCGCCCGTTAAGCACTGCTCCGGGGCGCATGGCCGGAACGGCAGGCATAACCTGCCCGCCGTTTGCTCCGGCCTGCCCGAAGGCTTCCTCCGGAACGTGTGCCGCCAGCGCGGGCCAGCGCGAATCCTGCCACGAACCGGCAAATATCTGCCCGTCGCCTTGTGTCTGCCACATGTATTCTGCAATGCCGAAGACGGCCCCCAGAGAATCCAGCGCCTGATAGCCCGTACCCAGTGCGCCGAAATACGGCACCCGAACCGATGCATACGGGCGCGGCGGCGTGATGAACGATAGTCCCGTGCGGGCTGCATACGCCGCCAGCACATCCTGCAGGGTGGGGTGACGCAGCGCCACGGGCAGAATGGCATCCAGCCGTGCTGAAACCTCGCGGCAGAACAGGCGCTGCTGGTGCGCGTCCACAGTGGTGCTGCGCTCGATGTCGCCCGTGAAAATACGTGTCAGGCGGTCGGCCCAGTCCCAGCCTGCGGCAAAGGTGATGCGGCCCTGTAGCGGGCTTTGCGCCTGTACCTGAAAGATGGCGCGTCCGGGGCGGTCGTGGTTCAGCTGGATGTTTTCAGATACCAGCGGGACTTCTGCGCCGTTTATGGTCAGCCTTTTGTGCAGCTTCATGCGTTGCCCGTTTTGCTATTCTGCCCGCTGTCATAGTCGCCGATGAGGGTGTCCAGCATTTTGAGCGCCTTTTCCATGGCGCTCAGCTCGCGGGGCTTGTCTGCCGTATTCTGGCGGTCTGCTACGGATTCCGGCGGCGGGGCCACGCTGGTGCCGGAGTTTTGCGGTGTCTGCTCCGGCTTGGGCTGCTGGCGGGCTTCGGCACGTTCCGGAACGGATATATGCTCCAGCAGCGAAAAGCTGATGCGCCAGCAACGGCGGTCTTCCTGTTCGGTTACTGTCAGTTCGCCCGTAAAGCGCACCTGCCGCATTCCGGTGGCGTTGGCGGTGCGGTTGGTCACGGTGTACACGCGCCCGTCGCCGCCTGTTTTTGCCTCTGCCATGCGGGTGAGTGCACGCAGATCTCGTTCATCGGCAAAGCGGATGTTGGTTGTGACGTCCAGCTTTTTTGCCTTGGTGCCTTTGCCAGCCACAGACGTGCTGGAGGTGTCGCCGGATGCGTCTTCGTCCTTAAAGGGCAGTACCAGACTGGCCACAAGACCGAAGCCCGGCACGGTGAAGTCGTCAAGTCGCAAAAATGCCATATCAAAGCCCGAAAAGCTGACGGTAAAATTGTACGTTTTCCACTGTACCGTGCCAGCAGACAGCGGCACAGCATTTATAGGCGGCATTCACGGGGGCCACTGTGCGGCGCAGCATAACGGGCAGCTCGCCCGCCGAGCCGTGCAGATGCAGCGCGTACCAGCCTGTATCTGCTCCGGCGATGTGCTGGCGCAGCGCCTCAAGCTGCTGGCGGGTGGCAACGGTACGGGCCTGCAGCCTGTCTGCAAAATCCAGCAGACGCCGCGCAGGTGACGCCGCGTTTTTGTCCGTGCCTTCGCACAGGGCCAGCAGACGACCGCTGGCATCTGCGGCATTGCGGCCCAACGCTTCGCGCTGTGGGCTGGCGGGCTGCCATGCGGGATAGAGCGGGGCGTCCGGTATGATGAACTTGCTCTGTTCCAGCTCTGCAAGGGCGGCTGCTCTGCGTTCTGCCTGCCACAGCGACTCCAGCGGCACCACGGTCCGCAGCCGCGCAAGGGATGCGGCAAACCCTGCCTCGTCCGGTGCCGCCACGCACAACAGCACAATATCTGTGGCGGGTGGCGCCCCCTGCAGTCTGTCCGCCACGGCGGTAATGGCCTCGTCCGGAGTAAGGTAGGCGTGCTCTCCGCGTCGTTTGCCCACGGTGTACTGGTACGGGGTTACGACAATGTGCTGGCAGTCCGTAGCCAGCAGGGCGGTTGTCTGCTGCCGGACAGCGGCGAATGCATCCGCAGCCCCGCTATCAGGCAGGCCCAGCGCGGCGGGCGAGCTAAGGCTGGCAGGCTGCCACGCGGCCATTTACACAGTCTCCTGCGTGTTGTCGGATGGGGGCAGAGTGTAATGCGGCACAACGGCGGCGATTGCGTCGGCGGCCTGCGCATCGTCCAGTCCCCGCGTTGCTTCCAGCGCATCCTGATAGGCAAGGCGCTGGCCTACCACATGGCCGGATACGCTAACCCATGCCCTGCGGTTGGCAAGGATACGGGCGGCAAGGTCTGCCACGGTCATGCCACGCGCGGCGGCAATGGCCCGAACCAGCGGTGCCGGTGCGTCCGCATCCGCCTGCAGGGCTTCGGCCTCTGCCGCCTGCTGGTCCCATGTCTGGCGTTCCAGCGGAGCGTATTCCGCGGCCAGCGCGGTCAGCATGGCTTCGGCCCCGTCGCGGATTTCCGCCTGTTTAGCCGTGTACAGTTTTGCGCGGGTAGGCGCAGGCGGTGCGGCGGGCGTTATGGCCACGGGACAGCCGTTTTCATCGGGCCGGATTATCTGCCCCCGCGCCTGTGCGGCCAGCAGTGCGGCATGGTCTTCGGGGCTGACGGCCACGGCATCGGCAGGGATGGCATGACCGTGAACGGCAGGATGGTAGAATGCGTTTGTTGAAGGGCTGTATTTCATTGCGCGGCCTCCTTAGTAGCCGATGGCAAACCAATAAAAGCGCTTAGCAACCAGAGCATCATTGGCTGCCCGTTCAATGGCAAATGCGACATCGGTGGTGCCCAGTGTGAAAGGATGCACCCAAAGTTCTGCCTGATCTGTGCGTTTGTTTGGCGAAGGGCTTGCCCCCAAGTGCACGCAGGCCGTCGGAAAGCTAACAGGCAACGTTATTGTGATTGTTGTTTGCTGCTGAAGTCCTGCGGACTGCTCATATTTTCCCCACTGGATAATCATTCCACCGGGCAGCTTTTGCCAGCCGTTTTCGGCGTGACTCTGTGTCCACTCGCTACGATCAACTTTATTCCCATTAATGGCAGCCACCTGTGCGGCAAGCACCTGCATATCCAGCTGTGATGCATTTACAGCCACGTCAAAGGCTTTGATGCAGGGCAGGATATAGGATGTTTTGGGGCGGTTTTCGTCGCTACCAAAATCACCCGTTGAGCCGTCGTGTAATGTATCTGTGCTCATGGTCGCATTCCATCCCGTCAACTGCCGCAAATCGCCCCGCCGGAACTCAGCCGGCATCGCCGATGCAGATTGCACATTGCTGGGATGGTAGTGCGCTTTCACCTGATCGGCTTGCCAATCCCCCACGGCTTTACCAGTTACACCATTCTGCGCGGCCGAGAAGTAGTGTCTGTAGCAAGGCAGAATGATATGCGTATCCGTCAGGCAGTACTTGCCGCAGGAGCCTTCCTGTGCGGCGGCCTCTGCGTCCCATTCCGCCTCTGTGGCCAGATAGCCCCCGCAGCTGCGCACCCATGCTGTCAACTGAGGGTACACCTCCAATGCGAATTTCTGCTTTACGTTTACAGGAACGGTGCCGGGCAGCGGGCTGCCGGTGGTGGAAAACAGCAATGTGCCTACGGGCATGGAACTGATGGATTTAAGCTGCTCTGCCAGTTCTTCCGGCGTGACAAAGCGCTGTTCTTCGTTTTTCGGGCGCTTGTCCGTAACGCTGCCGTCAGATTCGATACGGGCTATGTGCACGCAGTAGTGCGGCGTGTGGTGCGGGGCAGGCTCCACATAATCAGGGCAGGGAGTATCTACAGCCACAAATTGCGGCTCTGCTTTGGTCACCACATCAGAACCTTGCGGTGCCATGCATACGTCCAGATACACATCACACGGGGTGCTTTCCGGCTGAACAGGCGTATGTTCTGCCAGTTCTGTGCGGATACCCTCCACATAGGCAACGCCAGCCTGCAGGCTGTAGGTTCCGGCGCTTTTTTTCAGCAGCCAGCCATCGGCAAAAAAGCAGGCCCGCCCGTAAATATCGCGGTTGCTCAGGCGTTCGCGGGTATCAATGCCTTTTAAGCGTACCGTAAAATCCAGCTGCCATACGGCGGCTTCCACGGTTATCTGCGTCAGCTCGCGCACGCCGGTAAATTCCAGCATAAAGTTGCGCGTCAGGTTGTTGCCCTGCGTGTTGGTGGCAGGGTTGGTATTACGTTTTTCCAGCGCGGGAAATGTGGCCACGGCCACCAGCGTATTGTGCTGGCTGCAGTACAGGCCCTGCCAGTTAAAGGTAAAAGGCCCCACGTCAGACCCCAGCAGGGCGGAGTACACGACCTGATTAGGGCTTACGAATGCGCGGTATTCCTGCGGTATGTCGTACTGATACACAACGTGATCGACGGGTACCGTCTGTGCGGGATCGACCGGCGCGGTGTGGTCCTGCTCCGGCACGTTGGCAAAGATGAACCTGTCTATGGTCAGGGCTGCGCCCTCCGCCTGCAGGCGGGCTATCAGGGCTTCGCCTGCCAGTGTCAAAGCTACGCTCATGCTATGGCCTCCACGGTATGGTGGCTGTGGTTAAAGGAACCGGCGCGTATGGCCACACGGGCTGCTGTCAGCGGGTTGCGACCTGCGCAAACGGTATTGTGGTTGTTGTCAAAGGTTGCGGCTGCAATGCGTACAGCCTGCGTGATGCGCGAAATAAAGCGGTACCGCCTGCAGGTGCGTCCGTATTCCTGCACGATGATTTCCAGCACATTCTGCTGGTCCGGAAAGGCGGCATCGTCCACCACCACGCCGATGATGTCCCAGTCCTGCCCGTCCACGCGTTCTTCCAGCTGCACGGCTCCCAGTTCCAGCCGGTCAAAAATGCGTCGCCAGCCTTCCACGCTGCCTGCATCGCGGGCGTTGGCATAGGCGTGGTTCACCCGCAGGCGGTACAGACGTTCCGGTTCGCCTGCATAGGGGGTGACGTTGCGCTGCCATGCCAGCAAATCCAACACACGCAGGCTGCATGTCATGGGGGCAAGCTGACGTGCGGGCAGGGTGGCCACCGTGCCCAGCATGGTGAACCATGCATGTGCCGCCCGTGCCAGAGCGCCTGTTTCCGCCCCTTCCATCCAGAAAGGAATATGCGGCGGGGTGAGCTGCGGCTCTTTCATCACTGCGCCCCTTGTTCCGCGAATGTAACGGTAAGCGATGAAAGCACAGGAAGTTCCAGCAGTGCGGTAATGTCAGCCCCTGTCGCGCCGTTTTCCGCGTTGTGGGTAAATTCCACACTCTGCAGGTCGGGCAGGGCGGCGTGCAGTTCTTCGGACAGGCGCGAAAAGCTGAAGCGTGAAAGCGGCATGGTTCTGGTCATGGTAAAGTCCGTATTTTCGCGCCATGCACAGCGGATGCGGTTTTCCACCGCAAGGCGCAGCGCCTCGGCCCGCTGGGTGGTGGCAGTCAGCACGGGGTATACGGTTGCAGTAAGCGCCACAGGCTTTGCGGTAATGGCCATGCAGCGCAGATCATCGCCGTGGCCGTGGTTGCCTGACTGCCGGATAAAGACGTTTATGGCGTCGATAAGCTCGTGCGGGGGGATGCCGCTTTCCACCATGATGTGGCAGTTGGCAGTGCCCGGGCCGCGGGGACCGTCTTTTTCAAAAAACAGATAGTCAATGCGGATACCTGCAAATCCGGCAATAAGCGCGCGGTAAGCGGCATCGTGATGATACTGGCCCACGGCGGCAAACTGGTTGCGGGCGCGCAGCCGCAGTGATTCGTCGTCTTCGACGTCGGCACCGGGGGCGGTAAGCCACTCCGGCCCGTTACCGGCAGAGACTATGCCGGGCACCGGACGGGTAAGAATGGAATAATAGCCCGGCCCCAGATTGTAGGCTGCACCTTCATGTTCTGCCTGAACCGGCACTTCTGCTGTCAGCTGGCCTTCTTCCATGACGGTTTCCACCGTTGTGGCCACACGGTAGCTCATGCCCTCCAGCGAAGGCGATTCCACCAGTGTTCCGGCGGGGATGGTCAGCGTTCCCGCTGCGGATGCGCGGGTAAAGGTTATGGTGCCGCGTGCCACGGCTGCGGGTTTGCGCCGTACATCCACACCCCATGCATACACATCCAGCCATGCGCCACCGGCAAACCGCAAAAACGTGTTGGGCAAGGCGTGCTCTACCATCAGCTGCACCAGCCAGCGGGCAGGCTCTGTCACTATGGCGCTGATAAGCCGCCAAAAGGGCGACCACGCGCTGTTGTTGGTTATGCGGCTGCCTTGCTCCGCGTTCAGGGCATCCCAGCGGCTTTGCATTTCTGCCGTGGTTACGGGCATGTCCGCCTCGCGCAGCATGGCGGTAAACAGTTCTGTAGCGGCTTTATCTGGCACGGGGCATTCTCCATACTGTCCGGCGGGGGGCTTTATTACGCAGGTCCCCTTGACGCGGTGTAACCATAGTGGTTACACTCTGGGCATGATTCGCAGCTTTGCACATAAGGGACTGGAAGATCTGTTCTACGACGGAGTGACCAAAGGCGTGCAGCAAAAGCATGTACGTAAGCTGCTGGATATTCTCGACCTGCTTGATCATGCGCGGGAAGTGAAAGATATGGGGTATCCCGGCTCCGGCCTGCACCCGCTGAAAGGCAACCTTGCAGGCCACTGGGCGGTTAAAGTTTCCGGCAACTGGCGGATTACATTCCGCTTTGAAAACGGAGACGCCCACATAGTAAATTATCAGGACTATCATTAGGAGAAATACCATGCGTACACGCACTAGAAAGCCCTCGCATCCGGGCGGTATTCTGTACAGGATGCACATGCAGCCGCTTGGCCTTACCATTACGGCGCTGGCACAGCAGCTGGGCATATCGCGCAAAGCTCTTTCTGCCATTGTAAACGAGCGTGCGGCCATTACGCCGGATATCGCCCTGCGGCTTTCGCGCGCGCTTGATACTACGCCCGAACTGTGGCTGGGCATGCAGCAGACATACACCCTGTGGGAAACCGCCAATACCAGAACAGAATGGCGTTCCGTGCAGCCCATCAAAACAGCCATCGCATAGCACCGCTTTTCTCTAACCACGCTCTTTCTCCAACTGCAGGGCTATGTTGCCGTACTTCACGGTGGTGGCCGTCAGCCAGTATTCGCCGGGTGCGGATTCTTCAACCTCTGCCGTGCCCGGCACAATGCGTTCGTCGTCGTCCACTGCCATTGTTATGCGGATGATGTTGGTACGGCGCGTCAGTGCGTCGCGGTTGGCTATGATGTCCACCAGCAGGCCTGATTCGCGGATCATATGTTTTATGTCCTGCGCAATGGATGCGCGCCCGTCCACCAGCTTGGGGTTGCCGCCTGCATCCAGCGTCAGGTCGTCCTGTTCAATCAGCAGATCAATATACTCAGCCACGGCTAACCTGCCTCCATCATGGCCCATTCGTTCAGGGCGGCGGGTGTCATGGCTTCGCTGCTTTGTATGGTGACGGACCCTATGGTCACCTGCTTGCCGTCCGTGATGCGGTTGTTCACGGTGGACTGCATCAGCCCGCCTGCAGGCGGTGCGGCGGGGCGTGCCTGCTGCACGGTGCGCACGGCTGGCGGCGTGGCATTTGCGCTTGCCGCAGCGGGCGGGGCTGTCTGTTCTTCTCCTTCCCCCAGCACATTGGCTTTAATCCAGCTCCATGCACTGCCCAGCATCTGAAAGGGCTTCATGACCAT